TTTTTTTTATGTCTACTCTTACCACTAAATTACAAGCCGTTAACGTAATGATCGGTTACTTGGGCGAAGCGCCAGTAAACTCGATCTCGGATAACATCGGGCTTCCTCTTTCCGTCTCTCAGGCCAAGACAATTCTGGACGAGACATCAAAGGGTATTCAAGTAGACGGTTGGTTCTTTAATATCGAAAAGGACGTTACCTTTAGTCCTGACTTAGAGACCAACTTCATCGATCTCTCTGGAGATATTCTTTCCGCAGATTCGGTGGATGGATATAAAGACAACGTTGTTGTGCGAGGTTCTAGGCTTTATGACCTGACCAACAACACTTATGAATTTACAAAACCAGTTAAGATGGATCTCATTCGTTTCCTAGAATGGGACTTTCTTCCCGAAGCGGCTCGCCGTTATATCAACCTAAAAGCTTCTCGGATTCTTGTGGCTCGTTCGCTTGGTGCTCCTGAGATTGAACAGCTTATTCTACGGGACGAAGTGTTCGCTAAAGCTCGTCTCGAATCGCTTGACTCAGGAACGTCGGATCGCACTATATTTGATAGCTACGACACGGCTATTCGTATTGGAGTTAATCGTCCTCAGAATATTCTTTAACAGATATGCCCTTAATCAACACATCGGTTCCTAACCTTATCCAAGGTGTCTCGCAACAAGCGGATATTATTAGATATGCAGGTCAATGTGAAGAACAGGAAAACGCTTTAAGTAGTGTTTCTGACGGACTGTCAAAAAGAGCTGGCGCGAATCACATTGTAGAAGTCACTCAGAATAAAATTAAACAAGATAGCTTTATTCATTTTGTGGATCGAAGCGCTACGGAAAGATATGTTATAATACATACGGGAGATTATTTGTATGCTTATAATCTTTTTACGGGCAGTCCAGCTTCCATCTGGTATAACACTGTAGAATATACTGATGGGTGGGCTATACCAGAGGGACACTACCTCAGAACAAGCGGCTCTCCGTTAGCTAATTTAAAAGGAATTACCATAGGAGATAGCTCCTTTATTACAAATAAGAATGTAGTTGTTGAAGCTTCCGACGAAGTAAACGACAGCTTTGCAGAAGAAGCTATTGTTGTAGTTAACCAAGGCGATTATGAAAAGAACTATACCATTATTTTCGGAGAAACAGGGCCGCAGTCAGGAACAGTTTTAAGTTTTGATGTTGATTTTTATAATGCTAAAACAGGAGAAGTGGAAGGGAGTGCGATTGTTTTAGATGGGGAAACACTCAGTAATGCAGGAGCTATCAACGTATCGCAAATTGTAAATATAATTCAATCTAGCGAAGATTTTACTCCTAATTTAACTAACCAAACTGGAATACTCAGTTTAACTATGACTGACCTTACATATGGGATCAGCACTAGAAGTTTTCCAATGGCAATATCGACAAACTCCAGTGGACTTCTACTTTCTGTTACCATTACTGAACCCATAAGCAGAGCCACATACGGTGATACTACCTTTCTTTTTACTGTAAACGGCCTTACTCAACGAGGATCTTTAGGCGTAAGAACTGTAAATACTGGGGCTGCGGATGCTACTGCTGGAGGTAAAAACGCCGATACGTCTAATATTGCTTCTCAGCTTGCTGGAGGAACAACTGCTGGAACAAATAATGGTGTAGGAGGAGCCATCCCCTCTGGATTTACAGCAGAACCTTTTGGCAGTGTTATTCGCATTAAAAGGACAGACGGAGCGCCTTTTAGTATTTCTACATCTGACGGGTTAGCTGACGAAGGTTTATCTTTAGCTTACAAAAGTGTTGAAAGTCTTTCAGATCTTCCTAACAGAAACTTTAACGATTTCAAAATTAAAATATTAGGCGATCCTGACATAGACCAAGACGACTACTACGTCCATTTTAAGACTGATGACAATAGCATCTTTGGTGAGGGAGAATATATAGAGATAGCAAATGAAGGTATAGAAAAGGGAATTGATATATCTACCTTTCCTCATAGGTTAGTAAATGACGAATTAAATTCTTTCGTTGTAGAAACGTGTCCTTTAGAGGATCGAGTAGCAGGGGACATAGCTTCAAATCCTCAGCCTAACTTTGTAGGAAACAAGATATCTAATTTGATCATTCATCGTAATAGATTGGGAGTTTTAAGCAACGACCAACTGAGTTTCTCTGAATCAGACAAATTTTTTAACTTTTTTAGAGTTACCGTTTCTAGCTTTTTAGATTCAGCTCCTATCAATGTAAGTATCGCTACTAAAAATGTTATTAACATTATAGACGCAATCGGGTTTCAAGATAGCCTTATTTTGTTTACTCGTCGCGGTCAATATTCTGTTAAAGGAGAACCTACTCTTACAGCTAAAACTATCGCTGTTTCTCCCTTAACTTCCTACGAGACATCAGAACTCGTGTCGCCTATTTCTCTTGGTTCGTATATTTATTTTGGATTTGATAGAAAACAAAAATCAGGACTTAGAGAATATACAGTAAACACTAACACTAATACTTTTGACGCTTCCGACATTACGGAAGCCGTTCCGTTCTACATTGGCAAAAATATTAAAACCATTTCAGGATCAGCAACAGAGCAGATGCTTGCTGTCGTTACCGAGGACGATTTAGATACCATATATGTCTATAGTTACTTCTGGAGTAACAATGCTAAAGTATTGAGTGCGTGGTCTAAGTTTAAGATAAAAGGAGATATAGTTTCGAGTTTCTTTATTGATTCAAGTTTGTATGTAATAACAACGATAGAGGGTTCTACAAATATCTTAGAAATTAACTTAGAAAAACAAGAGGGAACAGCAGATGAACCTGAGATTCTTATGGATTATAGGTTCTCGTTAACTCTTCAAAGTGGACAGACTCATATAGATCTTCCGTATTCTACGCCTTCGAATACCAAGTTTGAGGTCTACTCTAAAAAAGGTAGCTTACTTAAATCTACTTCTCATACTAGACACATCACTTTGCTGGATGCTCCTAAAGAAGAAACAGAAGTTTATATAGGGCTGCCTTTTAATATGAAATATGTATTTTCTAGGCAGCTTTTTAAAGCACCAAGTGAATCAAACAAAACAGCCACAAACGCTATCTCTTCTCGTTTGAAATCAGGAAGTATATTCTTCAATAAAGCGAGAACTTTTAAAGTAACAGCTGATGTAAAACTAAGGGATTCTGTTATTGCTACTTTTGACGCAAACGCAGTAGGAGAAGCTTTTGTTTCTAAGACTGATAATAAAGAAGGTGTTTTCCGTTTCTTTGTTTTAGCTCCAGCCGAAGATACGACGATTACGTTGGAAAACGATACTGTGTTTTCGTCCTCATTTCTTAGCGCTGAGTTTGAAAGCTTCATTCATCAAAAGTCTTCGCGCTATGCTTAAAGATTTAAATCACAAGATTTTTGAATGCGTTGAATCTACTCACCTGTATTTGCTGGAGAATCACGAAGGAGAAGACTTAATCGTTACTGCTGAAAAGCAATCAGAAGGAAAAACTTCAAAAGAAGATCAACAATGGGAATCTGAAAAAGGAGGATTATACCTATCTATACGATTTACGGATAGATATCTCATGCGTTCTAGGAAAAATTTTTCAAATGATATTGGGTATGGAATAGCTCAAGCATTAAGTTCAATCTCAAAAACAAACATAGTATTTAAAACCCCGAATGACTTCTACATTGGGGATTTTAAAATTGGAGGATCTTTAATTTCTTATTCTAATCTTACCTGTATTTATAGTCTAGGTATCAACGTAAATCAAAAAAGTTTTTCACAACCACTAGCCAACAAAGCAACATCTTTATTTCTACAAACAGCAAGCGAATACGACATCAGTCAGATTTTAAATATTGTTTTAAATAAAATAAATGATAAATTAAAAGAATACAGACAAGACTACCCTAGATATTCTAAACCGCTAAAGACAACAAAGTTTAAAGGAAAACTATAATCACCATGTCCCTCTCATATAACCAATATACTGACCTTTCCACCGACACGTTTACATTTACGTTCGACTTCATCGACATCAACGACGTGTTCGCTATCGGACTACGAACTTCGGACGATAAGTGGATTCCTCTTACGATAACGGGTAACAGTGCGTCAGCAAAAACCGTAACTGTTTCTGACACTCTTACGCCGTATTCAAAGGTTCAGGTCTACCGTAGAACTACAGTTGCCCCTATCGTTGACTTCCAAGACGGCTCTAGGCTCACAGAACGTGATCTTGATGCTGCCTATCGACAAGGTCTTTACGTAGCTCAAGAGGTAGCAGAGAACTCAAATCAAAGCACTCAGCGTGCGGACGTATCAGAAGGTATTATTGCCGATGGAGCTATAACCACAAATAAGATCGCAAACTATAATGTAACAGAGCACCAGCTTTCTCTTACACTTGATCTGTCTACACACTCAGTGGAGTTTACAGATGGCGAAATCAACACACATGAACTAGCAAACGATGCTGTGGACGGAACTAAGCTGGCTGACGATGCTGTGGACAGTGAACACCTTGTGGATGGCTCGGTGGACAACGTTCACCTTGCTGGAGGCATCGACCTGACAACCAAGGTCACAGGGACTCTTCCTAGTGCTAACGGAGGCACAGGTGTTACTACGGCTATTCCGTTTACAGTGAAGGCTGAAAGCGGTGATGTTACTATTCCTGCTGCTGGAACGGCTGCTACTTTTACTCACGGATTGGGCAAACTTCCTGAATTCTTTAAAGTGTATTTGAAATGCACAACAGCCGTAAACGGATACGCTGTAGGAGACCTTGTTGACTTTATTCAAGACACCAACGGTAATAATGTTATATCCGTTTATGCAAACTCGACTTTGATAGGAATCAATCGAGCAGGTTCTATTGTGGTTTCTAACAAGAGTTCAGGTGCCGCCCAAACCATCACCACGACAAACTACAAGTTTATATTCAAAGCTTACGCATAATATGCTAATCAAAGAATACGGAGATTGTAAGGCAGTCCTTGCCACACGAGATCACGCTGAACAGCTTGCTCCGTTTCTTCGTCACGACGATAAACTAGAAGTCGGAGCTTACGGATTTGAAAACTCATTGGAGTCTTTGTTGTCCGCTTTGGATAATGATGACTTAACCATCACCGCATTGGATAAAGATGATGTTCCGTTTGCTATGTTCGGAGTCGGAAAGGGTTACCCGAATGACTATATCTGGCTGCTTGGAAGTGATAGCGTAAAGGATAACTGGTATCCGTTTGCTAAAGCTTCTCGTCAATTTCTTCCCCTTCTTATAAAGGACTACCCGTTAGTCTTTAATCTTGTCTTAAAAAATTATACCGACTCGGTCAAGTGGCTTAAATGGCTCGGTGCTGATTTCATTCGTGAGGTCAGCTTAGGAGGCCACGATTTCTACGAGTTCGTAATCGTTAACAAAAATTACAACAAATCTTAATAAAATATTATGGGTCCATTTGCTATCCCAATCGCTATCGCAGTAAGCGCTGCGTCAACAGGTCTCTCCATACGAGGACAACAACAAGCCGCCAAAGCACAGGCTAAATACCAAAAGCAAGCAAGCGAAGCGGAAAGTCAAAGAGCGCTGCAACAGATGTCAGCGGAACGTATTCAAGAGGCGTTCCAGAACGAAGAACGAGCAAGAGAGATCCAAGTAGCAGCCAACAAAGCACGGGAAGCCAGATCGAGAGCAACTGTAGCTGCTGGTGAATCAGGCGTTGCTGGACTTAGTGTGGATGCGTTGTTAAATGATTTCACGAGGCAAGAAGCCACCTACCGTTTCGGACTCCAGAGACAAGGCGAGCAGATGGCTGTAGCTCGGGATCTTAGGTTAAAGGATATGGGTCTTCAGTCTTATAACACGCAGATCGCAATCAATAAACCAATCGCACAACCTGACTATGCTGGATCGCTTCTTGATGGCGTTTCTACTGGTCTAAGTATTTATTCTGCGACTAAAGATATAAAGTTTAAATCCAAGGCAACACCCAAGGCAACATAATGGCTCAAAAAACATTAAAACAACTTCTCGGCTCTTCAGGATCGAGAGAACAGGTAGACCTGAACCTCGACGAAGCTACGTTCCGAGCTCCAAATGTTGCAGCTGGACAGTATTCTGTCCGAGTCCAACAAGCTCCTACACAGAATACGGCGCTTACTTTAGCTAAGTCTCTTCAAAGTTTCTCTGGTGTTCTCAAAAACTACGCAGACGTTCAGGAAGAAATTGGATTAAAACAAGCCGCAGAAGTTGAGGACAAGGACTTGTATAAAGCACTTGAGAAAGAGAATCCTGCTGCGTTTATTACATTTAAACGGGACAACGCATACAGGAACGCGCTATACAAAAGAGCTCTTACTTATGACGTTCTTCCATCTCTTGATACCGATTCAGAAGGACTACTAAATATTGACGAGTTTGGAGCCAAAACAAACAAATTCTTAGATAACAGGTTAGACCCTTACATTGAAGAAAAGTGGAATGATTTCAGCGAAAAGGTTGGAGAGTATGCTAACGATCCTGCGGCTAAAGCTGTTTGGAATGCTGCCATATCTGGCTGGCGTTCTGATATGGTCGGTAAGTATAACGACAGGATTGTAGCGTATAACAAAGGTGCCCAAAAGGAAGAGCTAGGTCTTCAGATTGAAGGAGTTCTTCGCCGAGGCGTAGATGATCAAGGCAACCAAATACAACCTGATTTTAGCAGCTTACCTAATATTCTTCAGAATAGCGACAACCTGATGGCTGAAGCTAACATCCCTAATATCGAGCGGACTCAGATTTTAGCAACTGAGGTATATAACCAAGCTCAAGGGCTAATTGCTGAAGGACGAGTAAGTGATGCTGAAAAGTTTATTGCTAGTGCGGAAGCTACTAAAATAAATGGTAAACCTGTGTTACGCACAGGAGAATCTCGTCGTGCATTTGCAACTGTTAAACAGCAGATAGATAAAGCAAGTGATCAGGAAGACGAGGCATCTAAAACTGATATACGTAGAACGTATACTGGTAAGGCTATTTCCGTTTATGAATCACTACCAGCAATAAATAATTTTGAAGAACTGGATAACATTACCAGAGAAACGATTATTGATACGTTTGAAACTATTAAGCCAAATATTTCTGAAGAAGAGATTAACCAGAAATTAGAGGAGATTTTTAATCACCCTGTTTCTTCTACGGAAGGATACGATCAAGCGCTTCGTGAGCTGGCTGTTAATGGATCTGATCTTGGTAACAGTATATATTTCGACACAAAAGCAGGTTTGAATCGAGAGATATCAAGTATGCAAAAAAGAACTGTTATTGCTACAAGTTTAAGCGACAATCAAAAGTCTGAGTATATTTCCGACTTTTCTGAGTGGAAAAAAGATAACCCACAAAAAACAGCAAAACAGTGGATATCTGCTCAAGGTCTTAACATTCCTTTATTCCAAGGGCTGCGAGATAAAGACACGGAACTTAGCCAAGGTAATTGGGTGTTCGATAACCTATATTATAAAAACGCTGAGGATACGCTGGTTAATGCTATAGATAGTGCTGTTGCTCCTGATTTAGTAGGGTTAGAAAAAGAAGATCTAGATATAACAAAGATAATGGTTAGCGGAATGGCGGATCAGCTTAAAATTAACCTCAGCTTGGAAGCACAAGATTACGCAAGAAAGCTTGATCCACTACTTTCAGCAGAAGAGCGAAACGTTATGATTCGGGATTTTATACAATCAAAATCAGGTGAGTATGCTCAGAGAGCTAGTGATTTTAATAAAGCATTTCAAAGCAGAGAATTAACTAAGGGTGAAATTAGTGAAACCCAAAGAGCCAAAATACAGACAGCTAAGGCTGAGGTAAAAGATAAAACACAGACACCAAGGACTGTAGTTTACGAGCACTTAGAAAACCCAAATACTAGATATTACTCTAAGTTTGTTGAAAACGAAAGAGAGATAATGTTACAGCGAGGCGACAAGCTTCAGCTTCAAAAGTCTCTTATCAACAAAGGTTATCTAAGCTGGGATTCATCTTCGTGGAAACTTCTTGATGAGACAAACCTTTCTGCTCAAGACGTAAAACTGTTTGGAAGCGACGCTGAACTGAATCGCGTAACATCTGATTGGAAAGATGTTATGATAAAAGAACTTTCTCTTGAGGAATTGACTGATGAAGAAGAAAAAATTAAAGATACATTCCAAGATTTCGGTATATACGATCTCTCCACTTTAAACACATTCTTAGCTGAACAAGGTCAATTCTTTGAAGACAGAGACTAAAAATATAACATGAGTATTGAAAAACGATTAGACTACACCAATCCATCAGGGTCTCTTGAAAAGCCTTCTGTTTCTTTGGATACAGAGTTTGATACTGAGGGACGAACTGAGGCTCAACTTGCTGCCTTAGAAGCTCGACAGCTTATAGATGAACAAGTAAGTGCTGGAAAACAGTGGACAGCAACGGGAGCATCTTTCGTAGCGGAACTAGGTGGAGGTCTTTATCTTTCTCATAAACTTCATCGATCTGCAAAATTTGCACAAGGCGCTAACTATTTAAGAACAACTATTACGGGTCTTAGAGCTGCTAAAACAGTAGGAGCCGCTGGTGTTGCTGTCGCTCTTGAGCCAGCATCTACTGTAGCTGGTATAGCTACATACGCCCTAGCAGAAGCTGGTATATGGGCTCTTAGCAATGCAGCAGGACAGCAGATAAGAATTTCAATGGGTGTTCAGGACGAATACTCTGCTGGAGAAGCTATTGCTGCTTCGGTATTCGGAGCATCAATCGTAGGTAAGGTAGCAGACAACGTTTTACAGCTTGGGACTAAAAGTCTAGCGGATCAAAAACTTTGGAAAACAAGAGAACTTGTTAAACAAGGAAGTAAGCTTGCTGTCAGCGGTGCTGTCTTAGGAATTGCTGAGACAGCTATGCGTCAAGAGCTACAGGTTATTTTAAACGAACGGGAAAACCGTGACGTATATGAATATTTATTGGCTGCTGGAATTGGTGGAGGACTTAATAGCGGATTCGGACTTATAGCCTCGACAGGTAAGTGGGGACGTAACTTAGCTCAGAAAACAGCGAAAAATAGTAGAGAAAATATTAACGCTCAGATCAAAGCTCTTAAAGATCAGATGGAGATTGTGCAAGCTAAAGGAGGAAACACAGCTAGAGGAAGAGTAAAGCACATAAGTAAAAAGATAAAACAGCTTGAAGATGCTCTTCTCATTGTGGACGACATCGATGAGATGATCCAGAGCTCAGGAAAAACTATCGAGTTCATGGAAAGTCCGTATGGACAGCAAATAGTTCAGGCAGAAAATTCAAAGATTGTTATACCAGACGAGCCGTCTATACCTACTCAGTCCGCTAAAAAGCCTGACGAAGCCCCGACAACTCCTTCACCTCGTTCGAAGGAAGAATTAGAGATACAGCTAAATAACATTCAAAATGAAATACAAGGTGTGCTTGATGACCCCGAACTAAGCTATTTTGTAGATGAGGGTAAGAAACAAGACGCTGCATTACAGCCTTTATATGTTAAGCTTAAAGAAGTTCAAAATAAATTAAGAGCATACGAACCTGATGTAGAATTACCCATTCTGTATAGAGGTGTTAATGGCGGCGTTGATCCGCTTGAAATGCGAGTGGGAGAAGATGGTGAGCCATATGGATTGTTCTTTAGCACTCGAAAAGAAACAGCAAATTCATACATAAGAGACGCGTCTAAGGATGCAGATGCGTTTAAACTGTATGGCGTAAAAGAATCAGACATTATCGACGTTCCAGTTAAAGATGGTAGGTTTAGTAAAGTCGAGTTTGACCGTCTCGTGAGGGAAAATCCTACTAAACTAATAAGAGCTAAGAATGCTGTAGACATAGGCCCACAGGCTAGTAATGAACGAGACCCTAATATGCTTTATTCATATGAGTCCGACATTTACGGAACGCAGAATAATAAATTCTTTGAAAAGCCTGACGAAGCCCCAACAACTCCTTCACCTCGTTCAAAGGAAGAACTCGAAATAGAAGGAAATAAGTTCCTTGAGCAGCAGGGTTTAGACATAGACGATTTTACAATCGACCCTATAACTAACCAACCTTCGCCTGTCCCAGTATCTGGTGCTGGTGGAGCTAGGAAGCCTACGTTGGCTGAAATTGGTGCTTACGGAGTATATACGTATAACAAATACGGAAAAGGAGGAGCCCTTAAACAAGGTGTCACTTTTCCAATGTCGAGACCAAAAAGTTTTGGCGAAGCTGTCGATCTTCTTACTGATCCGAAGTCTAATATATTAGATGGAGCGGATGAAAGGACGGAAGCACTTTTGGATATGCTTAAGTTAATGCGAAAGCAGTTTCCTGAGATGATGAATGAGGTTAAGATATTCACATATGGAACTGAACGAGCTCAATATTCAGGGGCTTCCAAACAAATAGGAGGGGCTTCTGGAATACGAGTAGCAAAAGGAGAACCTTTAGACACTATTGTTCACGAAGCTGTTCACGCTGTTACGTCTAAATACATAAACCAACACGTAACAAGTTATACACTTAACAAAACAGGAACGAAGGCTCTTGCTATAAGTGGTAAGGAGTATTTAAAACTGCTTGAAGATATTGTAGCCGATGAAGGTAAACCTCTTCTTATAAGAGAGCTGTCCGAAGTTTATCTCGAAACGATAAAGCGGATGGGTGTTCGTAAACAGATTGAAGCAAAATTAAACGCAGGACACGGTGGTGACCGAGTAATGTTTAACGGTTATAACTACGGCTTAGGTAATCTTCACGAATTTTTAGCCGAAGCACTGACAAGTTCTCAGTTTCAACGTGAGTTAAATTCCATTCAACTTAGTCGAAAAGGACAAAGTGCTTGGAGCCAATTTACTAGCATTATAAAACGTCTACTTGGGTTTGATGTAACAAAAGGATCTGTTTTAGACGAAGTTCTCTCTTTAACAAGTGCTATCGCTCGGGATAACGAACAGCTTTATAAAGCAGCTCGGAATAATAGAGAAAGAAGTTTTGCCAGAACTATGGGTCAGAAACAACCTGAGCTGTTTGAACCTAAATTCAAAACAGGAGTGTTATCAGAATTAGATCCTAACTCCCAAGAAGCAGTAGCTTTGTCTAATTTGCCTGCTTTTGAAGAAGGGTTTTTACCAAAAACTGAAATAACAAAGAATTTTGAAAAAAGTAAAGTATGGGAGGCGACGTTTGAAGGTGAAATTGATGGCGTTCCCTATGAAATTAGTAATGTGAAAACCGTAGAAGAAGCAAAATACAATGCTGCAAGGTCACACGTTATTAAAGCACTTCAAAAAAGACGTGATGAAGTAATTTCTTTCGATTCGATTAAACGAGCAGCGAACGAGAACGAGCTAACTGTCGATATAACACCTCTTAACACGCTTAAGCGTGGAGCTGGTTTTGACTCTAACGTCGAGATTACACTGCGTAATCAAAAGGGGGATATTGTAAACTACAATGACCTTGATAAAAAGATGCAATACGAGGTCAACTTAGCCCTTAAAGCTAATGGTGGTGTGTATATAAATCCTGCTGATGCAGCTGATATTGGGACTCCTAAAGCCTTTGTTGATCCGAAAGATAAAGTTAACTTCCTCAACGATCTGGATGCAGAACCTCCCGTTGTTTCTGCTGATGCTGATGACGCAGGAACTACTCCTCCTCCACCTCTTACCGAAGAAGGAGCCGCAGGATCTGGAGGCGATCCTAGATTCGAACAACTTCGTTTACTTAGAAAGAAGCTTGCGAAGTATACCAACATAGAGGGCGAAGATCTTCCAAACGAAGAGGAACTATTGTCTCGTTTTATACAAGTAGAGTTTCCTGAAATGGCTAGGGAAGCTAAAAAACTTGATCGTGATTCAAAAGAATTGATGGATAACGCGTTGGCTGTTCTTACTTCACAAGGCCCGAACCCAACCGTATTGCGTGAGCTGTATGACGAAGTGGTCTTCATGCGGAAGGCTAATGTTGTCCGAGATACTTTGGAGACTACAGTTGGTAGGTCGCTTCAAGCAATGAATAAAAAGGCAGATATCTACGCTTTCGAGGGTCAATACAGCGTCCGAGCGCGTATGGAAGATGATGCACTTAACGAACTTGAAGAAGTCCTTAAAAGCATGATAACAGGGAAAAATACTGGAGAAGAAGATAGCCTTGAAGAGCTTCTTACCGATTTCCTTGATGACTTCTTTGACGTGGATCAAGACTTTGTTGTAGATGCTGTAAACGTCCGCGATGAGCTGAAAAATCTAGATGCTGAAGAATTAGATGCTGAAGATCTGAAGATTACTCAAGAAAAGGAAGAAGTTGTTCCTATTGAAGGCACAGGAGCCGAAGAAGGTGCAGGCACAACAAAGGAAACGAAAAAGAATAATTCTCTTTCCTTGGACGAGAAACTAGCAAAACGTCAGAACAAGATTGAAGACCAGATCCAAAAGCTTGAAGAACGTCTTGAGAAAGCAAGAAAAGAGTTCGTAGCTTCGACTCCAGTAAAGGATCAGAACAATACTGATCTAGGTCTTGAGGATGAACTGATTGACGCTGGGGCCCAGCCGAAGCCAGAAAAGACTCCTAAAGATCCTCGCATCGAACGTCTTCAAACTCTTTTAAAGTTCTATAAAGACTCAAGAAACGAGCTAAAAACTCTTATAGAGCGTAAACGTGAACGCGCTCGGTTAGCCGCTATCGAAGGAAGCGGTGACATCACTCTTCAAAAGAAGGAACTTGAGAAGCCAGAAAAAGATCGCAAACCTACTAGCTTAGACCAAGTCAATAAAGACATCCGAGACATACGCAATCGTATGCGGTCTCGTCTCCGTGAAATCGAAGCAGCTGAACGTAAGCTTGAAGGAGAATCAGCAGCTGATGCTTCGGCACGTATACAGCAAAAGCTTATCAAAAAGAGAGAGAGGCTACAGAAACAACTCGACGGGTATCGTGCTCGGTTTACAGATCGAGGCCCGACAGAGGATTTTACGAAGATTAAGCAGCAAAAGATCGAGGACGAGCAGACCAAGCAGCTTGAAAAGCAGATTCAGTTCTACCGCAACGCGGAAAAAGAAGTAGCCCAAACAAAAGAACTGAGCGAGAAACTTGCCAAGCTTGCTGAAATCGAAGGACGCGGAGTTATGTCTGAGCTGGAAGCTACGGTCGGGACGAAACCTAAGCCGCCGAAAAGCGAAGATCCGAAGATCAAAGAGCTTCGTAAACAGATCAACGAGTCGAAAGCTAGAATGCGTAAAAAGCTTCAGGACATCGAGAAAGCAAGAATGGATAACGAGCGATTAGAGCTGCTGTTTACCTTGGAAAAGAGCTTTATCTCCCAACTAGGCACAGACAACGCTTCAAGGTTTACCAGATTTATTAGATCAGTAAGATCAGCACGAACGATGTCTCTTATTGCTCAATTTCCTTCCATTTTGGCGGGTGGGCCGACAGGAGGAGTTGGAGTAGTTAAACAAGCCTTTAGAATTCCTTCTAAATTTTTCTCTTCTCTTAAAGAAGCGCACGGTTCATTGCCCTCAAGAATCAGAACCTCAAAGCTTCTTGCTCAGTCAGAAGGACGAGCCTTGTTTGCTATGCTTCCTAAGAGCAAAAAGGAAGCAAAAGAATATTGGGAATCGTTTAAACGTTCTTACCTTATGAACCAATCCGTAACCGACGGAGTTAATAATAAATACGAAACTGAAGGGGCTAAATACGGAACTCCAAGGGGAATGCACGCCCTTGTTGTTAGGGCACGAACAAATGCTCAGATACGGATAAATGCTCGTGACTCCTTTGTTACTAAACTCGGTGAAATGGTTCGGCTTGGTAAGTTTGGTCACCTGTTCTCCTTTGGAGTTCGTGGAATCGTAGGGGTTGATGACGTATTTAAACGCTCTCTTGCTAAAGGCCGTATTACTGCGGACTCGTATCGACGAGCTCTTTTAGAGTTTCCAGAAGGAGGAGCTAAAACAGAAAAGCGAGCAAAGGAGCTATACGAAACAGGTTGGGTAGAACAAGATGGGTTACCAGTATTAGCTGCTAACAACGAATTTGCATTTGAGAAAGATAGCGTAAGAAAGGATCTTTTGTTTGCGTCTAATGCTGACGATGTTGAAGACCTTGTTACTTCTGTCGTGGACGATCAGATTAAAATATTTAGCAATATGAAAAGCAGCGACAACATATTGGGCGTGTTCTTTGATGCTCTCATGCCTTACTTTGGCGTTGCTACTCGTGGCGTATACAGAGCTGGAAGACTTCAATTCTTTCCTGCTATGGCTCTTAGAGCGGCTTTAGCAAATCCATATACAGCTAAAATAAAGCGAGTTGAAGGGATTATTGAAAATCTTCGTAAGATTGCTACGGACAAAAAGTCAAACAAGGAAGGAAGAGATGATGCCTTAAATGCAATTAAGTCGAATCTTGATCTGGTTGAATCCCTTAAAATAAATCGACTTAAATATAACGAGGAAATCCTTACAGAAGTATTGATGGGAACCTCCGTAGCAGCCACTGCAATGTTAGCAGGAGCAGCAGGTAACATGACTGGATCTTTGAGCTTCCTTAGTTCTGATCAGCAAAAACGAGCACGCGAGTATGGTATGCAACCGTATCGAGCACTTGGCATGGATTACAGAGCAGCACTTCCGTTTACTTTTGCAATGTCTATGTATGCGGATATCGGAGCGTTTCTTCACTTGAGAAACGTTCAAGAGGAAACGAACCAACCAATCTTAGACCCTGAACTTCACTTGTTCGAAGTCATGCGTCGATCTGCGCTGTCCGCTGCATCAGAACTTCCACTGTTTAGCGGAGTAAACAGTTTCCAAGAACTGACAGACAACAGAAGTGGCACAGCAGAAAAAGCGGCAAGCGCTTTGGAAAAGATCTTAACAAGCTACATCCCTGTTCCTGCCCAAGTCCGTAAGATTGTTAAAAAGGTTACTGTGGATAACAAAATTGTGGATCTGAAGGGAGGAAGCTTCTACGACCGAGTAGCCTATCAAGTGTTAGGCGTTGCCCCGATGAACTATAAAACGAATCACTTTGGGGAGAACTTAGAGACCGATATCAACTGGATCACCGAGACCGTGTGGAGACAGGCACCTCGTTTCAAAAGCGATAAGGGTGTAAACTTTGAAGGAAGTAATGTAATAACCTTTGAAGATATAATTGGAACGGACTCACAAGGTATTATCCGTGTTAAGCCTACTTATCTCTCACAAGGAGTTAAGATGGAAGACTTCCGTAACGAAGAGGGAGTTACTCTTAAATATTACTACGCTCAACAACTGAGAACGTATAAACAAAGATACAAGGGAAGAAACAGAACACTTAGTGAAGCTGTTAACGAACTTATCAACGACCGAGCTTGGCAAAAGAAGTATGAAAGCGGCTGGGGCAAAGACGAGAACAACCCTCAAAAGTATACCCAAAAGGGTCTCGAAGAGATAGATGAACTACTTACAAGATACTACACTAATCTAAGAAAAAGTATAGCGAAGGATAAGGATGTCATGTCCTCCTTTATTAACAAAGATGATGTTACGTTGGGCGACTTTATGCAAATCAACCTAGATAACATGAATTCTAACACAAGGAATAAGCCCTTTTCGTTAAAGGACTTTTACGAACTATAAAATGAGCAAACCAAATAAAGAACTTCTTGAAGAGCTGATGGCTCTTACCATAACAGAACTGCTTGAACAAATCCGTTCTGGAGAGGCTAACCCGACGGTGTTGAACGTAGCTCGACAGTTGTTAAAGGATAACCAGATTACATGTAGTGTTGACACGGACAGCCCACTAAAGAATCTTGTAGATATTCTTCCATTTGACGACGCATCACCAGAACGTGAACATACAAGACACCAAGCTCAAGGACTTTAGAAACTTCCTGTATTATGTATGGCACTCTTTACCGCAGATTAAAAGAGACCCTACGCCGATTCAATACGACATTGCTGAGTATATGCAGTATGGCGCTAAAAGAGGTGTTATTCAGGGCTTTCGAGGTGTGGGTAAGAGTTGGATTTGTTCTGCTTTCGTGGTGCATCAGCTTCTGCTCGATGCGTCAAAGAATATCCTTGTCGTCTCGGCTTCTAAAACTCGTGCTGATGATTTCTCGACTTTTACGCTGAGACTGTTGCAGGAGTTGGAAATTCTTAGAGCTCTTAAGCCTAAAACAGACCAACGATTCAGTAAGGTCTCCTTCGACGTAGGATTGGCTCCTGCGTCCCATGCCCCTTCTGTGAAGTCGCTTGGCATTACCTCTCAGCTGACAGGTAGTCGTGCTGATATCATTATCGCTGACGACATCGAAGTTCCGACCAACTCTGCGACCCAAGGGATGCGTGATAAGCTTAGTGAACAGATCAAAGAATTTGACGCTATCTTGAAACCTAATGACGATGCAAAGATCCTTTTCCTTGGAACACCTCAGTGTGAGGACTCGGTCTACCGCAAGCTCACAGAGCGTGGCTACAATCTGAAAGTGTGGCCTTCCGAGACGGTGACCCCTGAGACGAACGACAACGTCTACGGAGGAACAGTGTCGGATCTGTGTGTGAGTGATTCGGTGATTCCGCTTCCTACGGAGCCAAGTCGATTCACGGAGCTTGACCTCAACGAACGTAAGATCTCCTACGGATCAGTTGGTTACGCTCTGCAATTTATGCTCAATCCGTCCCTTTCTGATATAGATAGGTTCCCGTTAAAGCTGCGTAACCTGATTATTCACGATGTAGACCGCGATTTAGCGCCTGAGAAGCTTGTTTGGGCTGCAAGTGCGGACTTAGAACAGCAATCCCTTCCGTGTGTAGGGCTGCGTGGTGACCGCTTCTATAGACCGCTTAAGATTGTTGGGGATATGGTGCCATATACTGGCTCTGTTATGTCCATTGACCCGTCTGGTCGAGGAAAAGACGAGACAGGCTACGCAGTAACAAAGATGCTTAACGGCACCCTTTACGTCCCAGAGGCTGGAGGTCTACAAGGTGGCTACGATCCGAAGACTCTTGTGGAATTGGTAGACATTGCCAAGCGAAACAAGGTCAACAAGATCGTTGTGGAGTCCAATTTTGGTGACGGTATGTTCACTCAGCTCATCACTCCGCTATTAAGGGACAAATATCCGTGTTCGATTGAGGAAGTTAGACATAATATCCAGAAAGAGAAGCGAATTATTGACACGTTGGAGCCGTTGTTAGGAGGTCACAGACTTGTTATCGACCCAAGTGTTATAGAAAAGGACTACAAAAGCGCTCAAGTCCACCCTCCAGAACAGCAGTTGCACTACATGTTGTTCCATCAGATGACTCGGATAACAAGTGGAAGAGGCTCTATACGCCATGATGACCGATTGGATGCGTTGTCCATAGCGTGTAACTACTGGGTTGAGCAGATGGCACAGGATGCAGACGATAAAATAAATGAGCGAAAGGAAGAATTAGTTCGCATAGAGCTGGACAATTTCAAGAACTCGTATTACAAGAACAAAAGAAAAGACCACTATATGTCATGGATGTAACCCCTTTAGATCAAGCAACGTCAATTCTTGGAGAACACTTTAAGAACTATGTTGTCATATTCCAAGATGATGAATATCCGTGTTCGTATGATCTTCGTTACAGCGATCCGTATGCTGCAAAGGGCTTGCTTGAGTCGTGTGTTAAGTATCACAACACGTTTTTAGAAGGTGGCGAATACGTTGACTCAGGCGACGAATGGGACTGGGAAGACGACGACGATGACGA